CTAAATCAGCAGAGGCGATGCTCTGGGGTCGAATGTAATCCTTGCCATTGATGGTCTCGGACTCGTTCACAAAGGCTAGGGAAACGCCGAACTGGTCGGGGGCTTCGGAGGCCATCTCTTTGATTAGGCCGTAGTGGGGGGAGTTGCGGAGCAAGCGGAGGTCGGCGACCAGCTTGTCTCCATCGATGCGGGGGTTTCTGGCGAAGGCTACTACACTTTCGAGACCAGAGCCGTGGTTGATCTTCACCTTAATTCCGTTCTTTGCACCTTTCATAAGATTTAGGGCGGTCTGCAAGCTAACTTTATCTACGAAAAGATCGTGTCCTTTTGCTTCACCAACCTCTAAAATACTCACCCCGCCTAGCTCCATTTCATCCATCTCCTCGTCCCGGTATGTCGAATATGCTACGGCTGAACGCTGGCTTTCGTCTGGAAAGTCGCTCACGGCCTGCTCGTCTCCCATAAAGCGAGAAACAAAGTCTTGCTCTGATTCGTCAGCGGAGGGGATGGGCAGGGGCATAAAGCATCGAGTTAGTGTCAAAGAAGATCGCCGTCTGCCGCTCGGTATGACTTCTTGACCTCACCCCCACCAGCCATCTTGAGAAACTTGTTCACCCTTGCCATTGCCCAAGCGTTCCTTGAGTTGGGTCTGCCCCCGCTGATAGTGGGCCGGAAGCTGGTTGAGAACGCCCCTGCTCCCCTTCGGAATACTTTCTTCAATGCTCCAAGGGTGGGGGCTTTCCTTGAGGGGTGCTTATCTTTGAACTCGGCAATCTTGTTCTTGAGGGCTTCTTCGTTCTGCTCTGAAATCTCGATGTCACCAGCTTTGCTTCTGGTCGATGCCGTGCCTTTGGGGTTTTCCTTTGAGCCTTTGATTCTCTCTTTGGGAGGGGCTGGGGTTTGGGAGACTGGTCGGGCTAGTTCTTCTTTCTTATCGGTAATCGGCCCACCAACAATCCAAGCATCACAAGTCCTTTTGGCCGCACACTTAAAGTCAAAAATCTCGCAGTAACCTAGATCGCCGCCAATGGCCACTTCGTTTGCATCCTCTCCAATCCCCTTCTTAATGCACCCTAGAACTTTGCTCCTCTGATCGAAAGCCGCACAATTACCGCAAAGCATCTTCTTGGCCGTAACTACATCGCCTTGAAATTCGTCTGCCTTGGCTTTCCAATAATCCTCGTTGGGTTCGTTGGGATTGGCTGGGCCGTAGTTCGCATCGTCCACGGCTGTCTGCCTATTGGCTAGGTTGGTTTTGATGTCTTGGGTTGCGATTGGGCAAGAAGCTGGTTCTGCTAGTTCTTTCTTGTCGCGAATCACCATTGGGGAATCAGATATTTCTTGGTCTTTAATGATGTTGCTCATATCTGTTCTATTTCCACAAAGTGCGTTCTTGCGCTTCCTGTTTTTATGGTTTTTCTGCTTGCAATTTTATATTTCCCCTTTGGCAATATAACCTCCTTGAGATTGCTTTCAAATTCTTGGTTATTGGAGTTTATAGTACTTATGCCTCTCTTGGCTTTAATTTTGAATAAGATAGATTCCCCTTTTGGCATATCTCCATATATAGTACCAGCAGAAGATTGTCTTGCCTCCCGCCTCGCATACTTTCCGGCTATTTCAGGATCAGAGCTTGCCGACACAAATGAATCAAAATCAATTTCTTTGTCGTTTTGTACTTTTTTAAGAAAACTACTACCCGCTGGATTGTTTGCTAGAAACCCCCTATATAGTGTCTGTTCTCTGCTAAATGGTGTGTTTGTTAGCTTGTTTAGTTCTTTTATTTTAGAATCTGCTATTTTTCTAGTTTTTTCATAATATGGATCAAGGGCTACGCTATCTTTATTAAAGATATTATCTCTTATGTTTTTCATTTCTTCTTTTGTAAGAGTAGAGCCACTTGCGCTTTGAAGTGCGTCATCTGGGAATTTCCCAGATCTGCTTATTGCATCTTTAAACGCCTCTTCTTCCGACATTCCAGAATATAAATTTCTTTCATATTTAGACCATACTCCACCAGACTCAATTCTGTAATTATCAACAAGACCTTTTTCTGCTTCGTTTATTTCTAATATCTCTTTTTCGTATCCATCTTGTTTTTGGTAGGTATCTTTGATGGCCTTTAAGTGTTGTTGCTTTGTAACTGCTTGTGCATCTTCTTTTTTTGATTTGGTCTTATCTTCTTCTTTTGGAGTTTCCTTTTTATCGCCTTGGGGTGTTGGCCTTTTATAGTCGCTCGGAATCTTGCCGCCGGGTCTTGTCGGGGTGTAGCCTCCCTTGAGTGGCGGTCTGCCGTAGCCTACTGCACATTTATTATCTGGCCCGAAAGTTCCACCCTCATCTTGCCCACAATCCCTGCCAGCAACGAACTCGGTTTTCTTGTCCCTTGCCTCCATCTGCCCAACTACTTTCCTAGCCCAAGAAAATCCAGCATCTCCACCCCAGCCGTGCCACGCTTGCCAGCCCTTGCCCTGCTCGTCCCAAGTTGCCCCCTTCTTATCGACTTCGTGGCGAGTTAGAAAGTTCAACATTCTCCTTACTGTGTCGGGCGATAGCTTCACGCCATTTTGCAAGTCCCTAGCTCTGGCGATGCCTACCGGGGTCATTCCCCTTTGGCTGGGTGGTTTCGTCTCCCGCACATCCAAGGCTCTTTTAGCGGCATCCCTAGCCCCTTGCGGCGGGGTAAAATCAATCCCATCGTACTTTGCCAACTCAATCCCGCCCATCATCCCCTCAATCAGCATCTTAATAGAAGCTGGGTCGAGGCTTTCTAAAATCTCTAAACTACTTTTTTTTTGTGAGGTTGCCGTGGGGGCGGTCGGGGGCGTAGTGGGTTCTGGGGCTGGGGGTGTTGAGCCTCCCGAAGAATCCCCTTCTTGGTCTTTTGCGATCTGCTGTTTCTCTTCTTTGGTCGTGGGGATAGTTGTCCCAATGTTGACTCCCGCCACGATTGCCCTTGCTTGGTCTGGGCTGATGGTCGGGAAGGCCGCCGTGATAATTGAAACTGCACCCTCCTTGGAAACTGCGCCCATCGCCACGGCATTGATAACATTGATAAGGGAGGCAACTTGCGCTCCATTGAGTGAAGCACCACCGAGCATATCCTCGTCCGAGGGTTGTCCAGCGGGTGTCTGTTCGCCTTCCGCTGGGGTTGCTTGTGCTTTTTGTGAGTCTCTGGTCAATCCCTCTGCGGCGATGTCGGAAATCGTGTCTGCCGATACTTCGTACTCGCCAGCCAAATCCTTCACTAGCTTGGCCTCAATAGCCCTTTGTCGCATAGCACTCTCAAAATCTTGGCCTCGCTCGGCATAGATGTCGGCGGCGGTGCGGAGGCCAGTCTTAAACTCGGAGATTGCGGAAGCGGATTCTCTGCCCAAATCAATAGAGACATTTGCCCCGAAATTGAAAATGCCCCTAGTCGTTCTTGTCCCAACATTGTTTTCAATCAATCCTCTTGCTACGCCATCGGCAATCACGATGTTTTTAATGGGTCGCAGAACTTTATCATCTAGGAGCTTCTGGTATCTGCGGAAGGTGCGCCCTGCTTGTTGCATCTCAAGTCTTGCTGTCGGGCCACTCATAGCGGAAGGGTCAACGGCGAAGCTGTAAGGGATGCCTACGCCCAAGCAAATGTTGCGGAGGAGAATCTTGTGGAACTCTGCGAACGCACCAGAGGGACGGCTCGGCCCATCGGGGAACACGATATCTTCACCCGGCTCTAGGTAGGAGATTTTGCCCGACTCAATCGCTTCTAGTTTGATAGTGTCGCCATTAACATTCTCATCGTTTGTGAGGGTTGAGAGGTCGGAGGCATTGTTGTTATTTCTCTTTACGATTCCGGCTTGTGAACTTGCGTTCTTTGCGGCCATCTTCTCAAAGTTGATAATATCGTAAATGTCTGTTGCGTCATTTATGGCAGTATGGAAAGCGGAGATTCCTCGGTACTGGTCGATGCGTAGCGGGTCGAATAGGTGAAAGGCTTGGCTTGCGGGGATGGTTGCTTGGTAGGTGTAGAAATCGCCAATGCTTCTATTGTAAATATCGTAGGCACTCGGCGCACCAGTATCCCGATCAATATGGATTCCACCGATCAAATCTAGGCTTGTATAAACCTTGAATGGGTCGCCCACTCTGTCTGCTTCGATGCCTTGAATCTTTAGATTGCCTTCCTTATCGCGAACCAAAACGAAAAGAAAGTCTCCATCTCGGAGCATACTCATCACCGCTACTTGCATAAGGGTTGAGCCGGTGTGCCTTGTTGAGATGTCACACTTGTCCCACCACTCTGACCAGTATGCTTCAACCTCTGTATTGACCTCGGGGTTCTCGGTTCGGGCTTGGTAGGAAATGTTTGCGGCTGTATGACTGGCAAACTTCATAAGGATGGAGCGAACAAGGCCAACATTCTCTGCCAAGTCCCTCGCCCTTTTCATTAACTCTACTCGGTCGTAATTAGAACGATAATCTTCCGCACCAGAAAGCGAACTCGGCCCTTTGCGTTCCCTTGTATATTTGACCGCATCGTAAGAGAAGTTGACGAGCTTCTGCCGTGCAATCATCCGATTAACTGCACCCTGCGGGTTCAGAAAGGCAACGGCTTTATCGATTAAGTTTAGCTGGGCTTTTTTCACGAGAAGTTGGCGTAGGTCGTGCGGATACGAGTGCCGTTGACAGACTGGATGGCAAGGGTTAACTCTGCGATGGTATCACGAACTTCCCCAAGATTCGCCCTCGAAAAAGAGCGTCCCGCTATCGAATAGCTTGACCCAGCCACCGCAATCGCCTCAAGACAAGTCACATACTTATCACGCAGAGAAGTTAGGGTGGCAAGGGGTAGCCCAATGAAATCACCCTTCGCCATTCTCAACCTCCTCTGTCAAACTTGCGGGGGAAACTTTGAGCCTTCCGTGGAGTGCCGCCCCCACGATGTTCATACATTCGCAATCCATTAAATGATTATGCTTCCCGATTTGCTTCCACACAAGTCTTTCCCTGCCAGTCATAGGATTCTTCACCCTTACCTTCACCTCTGCTTCGATATGCACCTTCCAGACATCGGGCGTATCTAGGGCGATAAAGCCCTCCTCTTTGAGAAGCTGAGAGAGGATGTCTTTGATGGATGGGTTCGACCATCGCCAAATCGGGCAGAGCTTCCACTTCCACCCCGCCTTGGATTGAACTGCCTTACCAGAGAAGGGGTCGCCATTTGCGATTCGAGCGTATGGCCTTTGAACCTTCTGCTCGTTCACGATCTCGGAGAAGCTGGTCTTGTCCGAGCCAACCAACGCCACCCAGCCGTTCTTGCAACAATTCAAATATACATCTCGGGTTTGATCGCCCGAATCGATTAAGACGCATTTATCCTCAACGCCAAACTCATCTTGTTTTGCCTTTATGTCGCCCCAAGTTTCTAGTCTACCTGCCCACACGAGCCTTGGTTTTCCCTCTAAATCCCAAGCCCTCACTACGCACCAAGCGTGGAAGCCCCCCGCCTCTTGAATGTCGCAAGACATAATCAGCTTATCGCCCATCCGAACTTCGCCCATCTTATAGGCACCAGGAACGATCTGCATCTTTTCTGATTCGTGTTCCATCCACGGCTCTGCTAGGACTCGGTTCACGAAATCTTGCAGGCCGATAATCCCGCTGTGCTTATCTTGCAGGAACTTCACCGCCAAGCTCCCAAAGCTAACCCACGGAGCGTATAGGCCGTTGAGGTGATACGAGCGTCTGGCTGGTTCGCCCTTGGGATTGGTTGCCCTCCATTCCCCCTCCCTTAACATCTTGGTTTTCTGTCCGTCTTGAATCTTGCCCCTGCATCCCTCGCACTCGTAGTAAGTGGAGGATTTCACTAGGGCATAATCATAAACGCCATCTTCTATCTTGGCCGCCTCATCCCACTTCACTTGTCCCCAGATTAGTTTTTGTTTTAATCCACAATGAGGGCAAGGCACAAAATAGAAACGCATATCTCCCTTCTGCCATTCAGCCCAAATTATTGAGTCGGCAGTTGTCGGGGTGCTGGTTGCTATGATGAGATGGTTCGGATAGGTGCTTACTCGTGCCTCTGCTAACTGCACCGGATTGGCCTCCCTCCCCGAGCCTGCTTGCTCTGGAAACTTGTCCACCTCATCCATACACAATAAAGCAATGGAGCGACTAGAAAGAGCCGAGGCACTTGTTCCTGCCCACCACACCGAGCATCGCTTAAAATGTTGCTCGAGGATTTTTATTCGGTCTGTATTTTCTGGTCGTTCTTTGGCTAGGGCTGGGCAGTCATCCACCATCGGAAGCCAGCGGGTTTCTGTAAATGATCGGGCAAGATGTTCCGAGGGCATCACCCACAAGACCGGGCAAGGTCGCTCTGCTACTCGGTAGGCTAGGCCAGCGAGAATCGTTGTAGTCTTTGAGGTCTGCGCTCCCCAGACAAGAACAACCCTCCGAATCGAATCATCTCCAAAAGCCTCTAGGGGTTCACGGACATAAGGCGTGAGGGTTGTCGAATATGCTCCGGGTATGTTCGTTACCCTTGCCGAGAGCGTGAGATTCTTCTCTGCCCATTCTGGGATTGATAGTTGTTCTCTTGGCTCAAAGAAACTTCGGCTGAACGCCCCGATGTTCATCTCTTAACCAGATAATCTTTTGCATACGCCCACGCTGGGTTCATGTGAATCTTGTGATGGCAATCAAAGCAAACCGCCAAGAAAAACTCAACCTCATTGAGCCTATCCCCGAACCTCCCTCGCCTATGGTGAACTTGGCTTGCCATCTTGCTCTGGCAAACTTGGCAGACTGGCGTGTTGCCTAGAAACTTCTCTCGCACATCAGAATAGACTTCGTTTTGTTTTCGTCTCTTAGCAGACACTCGGCGTAGTTTCCCTCCTCGCTTGAGGGGGGTTTTGCGTTTGAGGGAAGAGCGTTTCATTCGTCAAAGAAGGGCAGAATCAATCCCAGCAGACCGAGGGTGGCAAGGATGATGAGGAAACATTCATTCACTTTTTAATCCATTTCCCGATGCACTCAAACAAGGTGGCGAGCAGATAGGCGAGAATAATGCAAGCCCAGAACGCCACATTGATTAGCACGATTCCAAGCACTATTCCGACCCCTATTTTTAATCCTAGTATCACTTAAACGCCCCCTCTGCTTTCTGGATGGTAACGAAGATTTGATTGATTCCGTCTTGGATGGCTTGCTTTGCAC